CAACTGTTTCAGTTCTGGAAACTCCAAGCGTTGTTTGATGGCGTTCAGCAGGATCAGGTTATAGTTTTTAGTTTCCTCGTTAAAAAACACGCCCCACGTGGTCAGGGCGTTGTAGTCCGCCCGGTTCGTTTTCTCTTGGGCTGCGTCAAGCGTCATAATGAGGTGTTCACACGGCGGAGGACTATCTCCTTCCCAGACCCGCCACCACTCCCGCTTGATGAGTGCACCCTCTTCCGAGGTCGGATCTTGCATGTACTGGGCCTGCCAGTAGCGCACATCCATCGACGCCTTCTTGGCTAAAAGCTCATCGATCCCCCAGAAGTCGGGCCACAGGGGTTTCTCATTGAGGATGGCGGGGAACTCCACGACCTCCCACTCATCTGCCTCCTCCTCACGCATCATGTGGTCAATAATCTTGCCGGTCAGGTCCATCTTGGACCACCGAGTCATGACGACGATAATCGCGCCACCCGGCATCAATCGTTGGACGGGGCCTGACTGGAACCACTCCCATGCGGGCTCGAAAACGTCCGGTCTTCCTTGTTTCGCCTCTTGCTCAGAGTGAGGGTCATCAATAATGAAGAGATCAGCGCCGCGACCGGCCAGAGCACCGCCAACACCAATAGCAAAATACTCGCCATTAAAGTTAGTGCCCCACCGACTAGCAGACTTACTATCAGCTTGTAGTTCCACTTGGGGAAAAATGTCACGGTAACTCTCCGATCCCACCAAATTACGCACGCGCCGACCAAAATTCACCGCCAAATCTGCGGTGTGTGAGGCCATAATGACCTTTTTATGCGGGTATTTGCCCAAAAACCATGCTGGGGCTAAATAGGAAATCATCTCGGACTTGCCATGACGCGGTGCTATGTTGACGATAACACGCTTCTTCTTACCCGCTGCAATTTCCTCGAAAATCCTCGCTAATCTGCGATGGTGAGGCCCAACTTTGTAGCCGGGGTACACATGTGCAATGAAATCTAAGAACGATTCCTTACCCAACTGCTGCGTGACCTGACTTTGATACTGCTTTAATAGCTCAGCAACACGCCGTTTCTCCTTATCCGGCATGGTTGGCAACGCTTGGCGTAGCTTTTTGATGCTATCAGGTGTGAGTTGTAGGCTCATGCAGCGGAAGTCGGTGTTTTAAAGGTCCAAACCGCGTCTACTCGACCCTCGCAACAAACACAAAAGATGTTGCTATCTGCGGCAAGCACAAACACATCCCCATCACACTCATTGCAGGCCATGATCTGATCGACATCGCCCGGTTCTTCGCCTTTTGAAGCCGTTTTACCCGCAAATTTTAAGATATCACCCACGTTCTGCGCCTTCGTCTAGCGGGGTTTTGTCATCTTCAGGTGGTAGCTCGGTATATTCTTTGCTCGGTAACGCCTGCGTTAATTCTTCTTCGCCCACTACGCTGTACTCGATCCCTTCCAGCACGGTCAAAAGTTCTTTTTCGACCTCTTCAATCGGCTTAATAATGTGCGTCGTCTCGGTTCGCTTCTTAAAGGCGTCCACTCCGTCTACTTCGCCCAAGGCTTTAATAGCCTGAATACGGGTTTTGCTGTCTTTAGCGGTCTCAATTTCCGTAACCAGCTTGGTAATGACGTAGTTTTTAAACTCCGCAAGGTCATCAACCAACATGTGATTGGCCTGCTTGACCATCCCGGCTAGAAAAGCAATGGTTTCGTTGGGATAAATCCCGAAATCGACTTTGGCTTTAGGGTCTTCGACCATTTTGCGGGCTAATTCGTGTGCGGTCGCGCTGTCTTCTTTGTTTGGAATAATAGGTTGCCCCGATATATCCGACAAAAACTTAATCGTACGGACCCGCATATCCAGTTCTTCAGCCGGGGATAGCTCAGGCAGCGCCTCCGCCGCGTTAGCCGGAAGGGCGAGGTTCTCTTCTATGTTAGGGACTAGCGGCTGCATTGTTGCGAAATATATACGAATACGCAGCATGGTACCAAATGTGATACCGGGGGGTTTTGTATACGAAGGGGGTGGGGTCGGCCTAGCCGAGATTTGGAAAATGCGTAGTGATTTGTGTGGATCAAAGCGGGGCGGGGCGAGCGCGGAGTCTCAACCTATTAGCGAGGGGTGCCGGGCGGGTGGGGTCGGGCTTAGCCCGATTCGGGAAAACGTCGCGGGGGCGGGGCGGACAACGTGGAAGCGAGAGGGGCCTAACTGTTCCAGACCCGACCAGACCGCGCCAAGCCCAAACGAGACCGACACCCCGCAAGCCCGACCCGACCTAGCCGACCACGCGAACGCGACCGACCGCGCCAAGCCTAGCCAACCGGACCCGACCAGACCCCACGCGAACAGGCCGCGCCCGACCCTGCAAGCCTAGTCAGACTAGACCAAACCACGCTCGACAATGTGGCGTAGAAACAACGCGAGAAACCGCGTGGAACAAGATAAGGCCATGATTTTATTAGGTTTTTTTGGCCGTGTTCCAGCCTTGTTCCGAAAGTAATTTCGAGCGATACAAGATAAGTGTTTGAAAAGGCTAAGAAAAAACGGGTTTGTTCCGTTGTTCCAGCAAAAACAGGGGGGCGAGGGGGGGCGAAGCAAAAACCCGGCGGGCGGGGGAAGGCAGGGCGCGGGTCGTAAAAAATCGAAAAAACATTTTGCCAACCGTTCGTTTTTTCAAAAATGGCATTTTCTGGAACAAAACCCCTTTTTTTATATTTATTTATTATTATTATTTTCTAATTAAATCAATCACTTAGCCTTCACCCGGTCCAAAAATCGCCCCAAATAAGTAAAGTTTCGCTGGAACAAACTCTGGAACAAACTTTCGCTAAACCCTTGATTTTATTACACTTTTTTTGTTCCAGCATTTTTGCCGCTCTGGAACAACTGGAACAAAGCCCGACCCGGCCCCGGAACAAAGCCCACCCCGCCACATATCCACAACCTTACCCACACCCCGCCAAGCCTCACCCGGCATGGCCCGACCAAACCCGGCCCAAAAGAAAAACGAAAAAGGGCTTGCAGTAAGTAAAGGTTTGTTATTTAATGTCCGGGTCGAACAAAACCAACCCGGAGAACTAAGCCATGAAGCAGAATTTTTATAACGCCGAAACCGGCCTAGCCGCCACTCTCGAAACCTTTTTGGGTGGGGAAATTGTCGTCGAGGTTTTCGACCTTGCCAGCCCCGCCACTAGAACCCCGGCTAGCGTCCCCGGCGTCGAACTTTATCCGCTTGTGAAAACTTGCGCTTTCCGCGCCTCGCAACGTGACCTTGCCGTGCATTACGCCCGGTGCATTGTCCTAGACCGTAACCTCGAAACCGTCTAACCCGGAGAAAACGAACATGAAACTCGTGCACATTGCCAACCTTGCCGGCGGTGCATTTTTCGCCCTTGTCGGCTTCGCCAACCTCGCCCACGGGACCGACCATGAGAACCTCATGGGCGGGATGCTACTGAGCGGCGCGGGATGCCTTTATATCTTTTTCGCCGTGTCCTGCCTTTTTAAGAGGAACGCACAATGAACACCGAAACCTTATCGAAACCCTTCCCCGCCTTTGCCGTCCACACCTTGCCCGGCGATACCCGCTCAGTCGAGCATGGCCCTTACACCATCCGGGCGACGATTCACGCGGATGACCTCGCAACCCCAGAAGGGCTATTCACACCGGAAGGTGTCGCAGAATGGCGGTGCGGGACTTGGTTATTTGTCGGGGTTGTCTTGTCCGTATGGGTGGACGATATCTGCATCGAGGACCACGCCGCGAGTTTGTGGGCTATCCCTTGCAACGTCCCCACGGATGACAATTCCTACCTTTCCGAATGTGCAAATGGACTGCTCCCCGAAGCCCTCGAAGCGGCAGAAAAGGCGGGGCGCGTTTTAGTGGAAAAACTGACAGAAATCTAACAGAGCCTAAAAACTAACTAACCGGAGAAAGCCAACATGGAAACACAAGCCAACCTCACCCCCGCGACTTACGCGGCCCCCGACACCCTCAAAGCCAACATCATCGAAGCCTTGCGGGTATTTATCCGCTCGCGTCCGGGCCTAGATTATGCGAATTACGGGGACGCCCAAACCTACCGCGCCGAATTGCGCGAAATAACGCGGGACTTGAAAGAGGCCCAAACCTTACTCGATACCGTCGAGCGGTCGCACGGCCTCACGGGGAAAAACTTGATCGACGCGGCGAGCCTAGCCTTTTCGGGCCGGTTGAAAATTGAGACGGTGAGGGAATGGGAATGCGGTTGCGGGAATAAATACACCGCGCCCGTGAAAATGGCAGACACCGCTAACCTATCCGGCGAAGGGGTCGCATGGTGTCCAAAATGTAAGGCGCGGCCCGTTATGGGCTCACCTCATAAAATCAGAATTCACTACACAACCGGACAGTATTACCCGACCGAATACCGGCGAGCCGTGGCGAGCGTTGCCGCGTCTGCATTGTGGGATTATGTCCGTGAACATTCGATGCCAGCCCCGGCCTACTTTGTAGAGTGGCAAAATGAGCGCGGCGAGTATGTCCGGGTGAATAATCACCTTATCCGCGACCCAAAAGAGGCCGAAGCCTTAGCCGATAGCGTCCGAAAACAGAAAGAAAAAGAGCGGGCCGCGTTCGCTACGCCCCCGCATGGTTACGGATACACCACGATACGCGAAGCCTATAAAACCTCGACCGGGTATATATCGGGCGGGGACTGGCTCCGGGCGTACTTTCGCCGCGAGTTTGGGCGCGGTATCGCTTCGCGGTTTTTTCACTAAGGGGGGCGGGACAATGAAAAACGAAACAGGCAAAGCAAACCACACCCCCGGCCCGTGGGAAATGCGCGGGCCTTGCGAGATAACCGGGCGATACTCAGTCACCCATAACGGGCCGCTATTTTATGTCGGGGACGCGGGGGAACCCGGCGACGGTGAGGCCAATGCACGGCTAGCGGCAAGCGCCCCGGAACTGCTCGAAGCCTTAAAAGATGCAGAGTTCCTGCTACGCAAGGCGGGACAGTTAGCCGGGCCAATGCAGGACAGTTTCAACCGGAGCGCGGCGGATGCTAGGGCCGCGATTGCGAAGGCCACGAGGTTGAGCGTGGATTAGATTTTCTCCGGGCTTAGGCCCTTTCGGGGCGGGACTTACACCGCCCTGTTTTTTGGCTGGATTTTGCTTGCTTTGTACGGGTGCGTACGCGCCGCGAAAAAGGTTTAAAAAGATGATATCGACCCCTTGACAGGGTGCGAACGTGCGGATAGTGTCGGATGGACTGTAAACTTAAACTTAACAACGGAAAAAGAGAGGTGTGAGATGGGTAAATTAGTTGTAGTGGTGTTGCTTGAATTCGATGGCATCGAGAGTGCCGATAGCAGCGATGCGGAAATGGTCATCGATGAAGTATCGAATGAGGTTCAAAAACTTGTGCTGAGTGACTGGCAATCCGCACCGACAACGGTAACGGGTTGGGTGGACGATGCATGGGTCAACCGTGAGGACGCGCCCGCAAAAGGTACGGCACAAGCAGAGTGGAGAGTGCAGCCATGACCCGCGAAGATTTAATCGAGAAAATAATAGACCGCCGAATCAATGAGATTTACCAAGGTGGAGGCCCGGAGGGGTATTTACGAGAGTTGTTCTATTTTGGGAACACGATTGCCCCAAGCGAGGGCTACGCAGAAATGTCCGACGAGGACTTGCTAAACATTTGGAATGACGAGTGCGATAGCGACGATGAATTAGTCGAGGCTCTGGATGAGGAGGAGGCCGCATGAGACCCCTAACCAAACCGCAATCGCAAGAAGAGGCCCTAACACTCGCCTTGATTCTCGGGATTACCAGCGAGACTGACCGCGAGTATGACCGGGTGCGACCGCTCGTTGAGGAACTCTCAGCAAACATGGATGAGGTCACGATAGCCCGGTGCAAACGCGCCGCTTTGGAACATTTAAATATGACTGAGGAGGACGCGGCGTGAGAATGGAACAGATTTTAGAAGATTGGTGGATACCGATAGACGATGACGACGGATGGGTGCGTCAGCAGGTATTCGACTATGAACGCGAGTTGTACGAACTCCGCGAGTGGTGGTGTAGGCCGAAGCAAGTCACGAAACAACTCGACCTGCCGCTTGACGAGCCGCCGCAACCTAGACCCATCTATCCCTTTTGAGGTGCGAACGTGGACGAAACAGATTACGCCATCGCAAAGATGGTCGGGTGGGGACTCGCGGTTTTTATCTTGGTTGTATGGTTTTTTAGGGAGGATTTATGACCCGCGCAGAGATGATCCGCGACCTAACGTATAACGATGTATATGGCGACCGCGACGAGTTTTTAAAACGCATTTTAAAACAGGGTTGGCTGGGCTATGAGAACTGGGACGATGCCGCCTTGACCGAAGCGTGCAAGATGTTTGGATTGATTGAGGAGGTGCCAGATGAGACTGCTCAATAAAGAAGAAAGCGAAGCCCTACAACTCTTACGAATGTCGGGTCATGCCGTCGTGGTTTTTACTATGAAAGATTTGAAAGGCGTACCGAGCGAAGCCGTCGAGGAATTCTTAGAGGAAGAAGGCGCACACTTCATCAAGTCGTGCCAACCCGACGAGGAATCAACGAGGAAGCGAAGGCTGACCGCGTATGAAGAAGCCTGTCGAGATGCGGGCGTGCCCCCGTTCGGTCCGATTTAGGTGTTGATGTTGTTGTAAAGATATGTTTATGATTGAGGACGGGTGCGGTAGTGCAGCCGAATCTAACCGGAAAAAGCCATGTCGGAAAATGCTCAAAACTCTCATCAAAAATTAGTCGCGCTGCCCCCGCGCAGGGTGTTCAGCGGGTGGGACTACAACAAAGAACGTGAACTTCGCATGACGGGGCGCGAGTGGCATGAATATGCCAAGCGAGAGATGTTCAAAACGGAACGTGGCTCCGATGCCGTGTGGGGTGCGG